ATTTCATGACCGAGCCAACCCTGGCGATCGACACCATGACCACCAATTTCACGAGCAACATAATCCCGATGGCCGTCGCTGGCTTCGGGACGTCTGTTGCGTTCCGCGTCGGAAGACGCCTATTACGCAAGCCACTAGCTATGATTACGAGAGATTTGGTTAAGCCCGTCCTCGGTTCCGGAGTGCGGATGTAAAATGGCTAACGTCAATTGCTACGGCTCCGTAGTATCTTCTCGTCAATCAATCGTGCCTTTGCATAATTCGGCCACGACCGAGGGAACCAAAGACCAAATAGACACCGATGGCGACTTTACAGGAGCCAGCCAGGTTTTCGGAACCTTCGCTAATCAGCAATACCCTGGCTTCGTCGCGCAACGCGCCGGGCTCCAGTGTGAAAATGATTTCATCTGGGCATACGTTCAATCTGCGGGCAAGATTAAGCTCGCTCTTCCCATCGGTGGCGGTGCAGCGACTTCTGGGGGCAATTGTGACCTTCCCGCACCCCTACCCTATCCGAAGGCGATAGCAAGCGGAGACAGCATCCAAGTGCTAGTAAATGCCGGCACTACTAGAACGGCCGCTGTATCGGTCGCATGCAGCTCAGGAGAATACCACGTCTTTCAAGTCACGGTGTCGGGAGCTGGCGAGCAAGAATTCACGAGCGTCCTCGATAATCAGAGCCTGGGCTTGACACTTCAGGGAAGAACCATAACCCATATTTTTGCTTCACCCGGAGCGAATGACGCGGAGCTTGAATCCCCGGTATATGTCCTTGATGGGTCTGGAATCCCGGTCGGGAGTATTGGTTTCACAGCTAGCGCGGGCGATTGCGCTCAGACCTTCAAACCCGTCCGAATACCGGTAGCTCTCAACAGCCGCATGGTAATGAGGACGGATGCTTGATGGCGAAGGCGAGCAAATCAGCTAAGGCCCGAGTAAAACGGGCCACAGTGGGTGAAAAGGCATCTATACGCAAAGCGGCCCGCGTCCTGGCTGATTATGAGCTAATCACCGGGAAGCGCTACGACGCTATCCTGAGAGCTGCTCAACGGTGATTTGATGCGGAACCCTGAACCCTTCCATGCTCTAGGCGAGCTCCCCGCAGGGAGTGATGCGGCAAAGGGCTTTTTCTTCTTTGGAGTCCCCGAGGGCCGCCTACTAACCCTCGCGGCGATGTCTTATTGGGGAGGGGATAGCGGCGAAAACTATCAATTGGTAGTGGTCCCGGCATCTCAAGAAGTGCATGATGTCGCCATTGATGGACTCGTCGGTATGGCTCAGCTTGCTTCACCTGCGAAGGGCGGTTCACTAGCTTCATATCAAGCAGGATGGATAGGGGATTTGATGCCGTCCGCTAATGTAGCCATACCCGGCCCGTGTTCGGTTGTTATCGCTTCAACCAATGCCTCCCCGGCAGTAGCGTTCTATTCGGTTGCCTTTGGTGTTATGAGTGATTTATGATGTGTCCTAAAGCACTCCCCGACCAAGTGATAGTCCATCGGATAGAATTTCAAGAGTCAGAGCGCGAAATCATACGTGACCTGGCTATGGCCTATCAGATAAACAAGGTCGCCGACCCGATCGTCAGATTGGTGAATGATAACACGACGATGCTACTCATTCTGTCCGCAGCTGCGGCATGGATAGGGTTCACCTACATACCGCCAAAGATAGAGGAAGGCATCAACCTAGTGGAGGACTTCCGAGAGCAGCTAGAACACGCCGTAGCGGAAGGGACCATCCTACGCCGCGCAGCTGAGGCGACCTACGCTGAAGGACGCCAGCGAGTCACCACTGTGGGCCAGGCAGCTATGCGCGGTCCTCTGTGGGGCGGCATCGACCTCCTCGAGGCTTTGTTGGGTCGGAATCTTCCCGACTACGGCGGCGGCTACGAACCGTGAGCGTTTACCCCCTACTTGGAGGCCCATTTTGCGGTTTTCTGGAAATCATACACGTAGGTATGAATCATTCGCATTACTGCGAGCTTGCGACCTGGGGCTGAAGAAATCCGAATTCCGGAAATCTCACGACAAAGCATTATGAAAGTAAACCTTTGATTCTAGCCCAAATTCCCGGTTTTACTTTCAGAGTCCTGGCTCGCGGCGGTCTTCCCCTCCACGACAATCCTTCAACCGTCCATTGGTCCGAACCCAACGCGCTCATTTCTCTTGCTTGAGCTTGAACCCATTCTATGTCATCACGGTGGCGCGTTGGTTGGTTGGCGCGTTGATACTCCCCCTCATCGGTTCGGCCCGCGTAATTAAGCCAGGCGTGACTCGGCGGCGGTCCCTCGGGCCAGCACTTCACACAGAGCCTCGAGTCCCGAGGGAAACAGAGCATCTCGCGCTCGGTGGTTTCCCTCATACAGACTATCTCCTGTTCATACCTGGCCCACTCTCTGAGACAGTTGCGGACGAAGCGGGAGAAGTTGCCCCCCTCACGCATCATATTCTGTTTGATTTCCCATGTTTCAAGGAGTGAAACGGTCGTGATGTTCTGTTCAGTCTTCCGAGTCATGTTTCTTCACCATTTCCGGGCAATCTGACGGCCTTCAAGGAGTGATTGACCCCTTTGACGGTGATGTAGCATTGAGTCGCTTGAAGCAGCTGTATTTCATCAAACTCAGTGAGCTCCCAATGAATGCCGCAGTATTTACAGAAAAATCTCAAGCGAAGTCCTCCAGGCTTGGGCGTTGGGGCCATCCTGAGATTTGACCGATGATGCAAGCTGCGCAAACTTCCCGACAAAGTAAAACCGGGATTTCAGAGCGCAATCGAGCATTTCCGTAGCCTTTGATGTTATCGTGCTGACTGTGAGAGCAAGTCGTCTTAGCCGTCCAAGCTGGCGGGAACGCGCCCCAGAGCCTAGTCTTCTTCTGAAACGGCCAATCATACGCGCAGTAATACACATCGACGAAGGGATAATTTCGGACTACGACTTGGTCTTTGAGAGCTCCATGAAACGGATTTTCCATAAACCAATACTTCGGGCGGAGCTCCGCGATAAGCAAGAGGGTATGGTCCACAAGCTCGATAGCGTGTTCAACGTCGGCGCTCAAATCCTCATGACGCCTGGCTTTTGAAAACTCATTCTTAGATCCCCGAGCGTAGCTGAATTGTGTGCAATCGGGGGAGGCCCAGATAACATCAGGACGCCCCCCACAGTGTTCAATGATGGCCGGTGAATCAAGGGTGAGAATATCCGCGCAAAGTGAAGGTGAAAGTGATTCATCAATGTCTATACTGAAGGTGCGGAATCCGAATTCCTTCGCAGTGTCGGACATAGTCTCAGTGCCTGAGAACAGCTCAAGAAAAATAGGCGGTTCAGTCATCCTTCAGGGCCTCCCTAACGGCGGTTGGTATGTCTGGGTCACTGACGGCGTCCCTGGCTCCTGAGCAGGTCACACAGTCCTCGGTTTCGACCTCACAGATTCGCATGAGATAGAGCTCGCCGTCATCGCCGGGGTCGGCGATCCAAACGAGAGCTTCACACTCAGGACAGATAGCGACGGCTTCTTCACCGTCGAGCATCGGCAATTCTTGGGTAAAGTCCGTCACGATAACGGTGTTCTGACGTATTTCGTCAATGCGGTCAGCCAGGTCACTCAAGCTAACACCCCGATGCGATAGAGGCGGACAACGTGCATCTTTCGGCCCGAGCTCCAATCATGAATAATGCCGTCCCTCACAGCTGCGAAGTGGTCGCGTGTCTGAATCAGGAGCTTGCCCTTTGAGAAGTCGGTCTTACCCTCCCTGAGAAGCCAGCCGACTGACTGAATCGTCTTGCCTCCTAGCTGCCTGGCTTCATCGGTGACGTCTTCAATAGCATACCCGAGCTCATGCAAGATAGCGAGCATAGTTGTTGTCTTCAGGCCGTCGCCCTTCGTCGCGTTGTGTCCTCGGGCTTCACAGAGCTTCACGGCGTCGAGATAAGCTTGGTCGGTCAAGATAGACAGAGCGATAGGTCCGCAGGGACCGCCGTGTCCGAGTATTTCAGCTTCCTTGTATAGCAGGGTGGCGCGTTGGGTCATCAGGTGGCCCTAAGCGTGGTCAGTTATAATACTTACATAACCAACACTCTGTTATACATATATTATAGGATATACTATACCTATACTACTACTACTTGAGCTCCTCCAGGCTGAAAACGAACCTTTTAAGACCGGGTTGAGTCGGTGAGGGGTATGGATTGGAACCTAGTCTTAGATATAGTCGGATTATTGTGTATTTTGGGGGTCTTGAGGGGGTTGGTTGAAATCCGTCGGGCTATCGAGCTCTCGATGGATGAATTAGATCACAAATTAGCTGCGACCATACAGAATTTAGTCCAAGAAGGCCTCGGCGGGTTTGAACCCCCCAATCCTATTCAGCAAGCTATCGCTTCAATGCTCACCCAGAGGGTTCAGCCAGGCGCGACCGAAATTCTGAGGGAAGCGACCGGAGAATTCAAGAAATCCGAGTAAAACCTTTATTACCGAGCTTACGCCCCGGTTTACTTTGAATATCATGGCCCGACGAAAGAAAGCAACACGACGCCGACGTAAAACCTTCAGCATCCTGAACGGCTTGGAAGCCCTGGCTTACGGTCAGATTTTATCCGTTGGAATTACAGGCGGGGGCATCTGGGATTTCGTGACGGGCGACACGAATCTAGGCATGAGCTCAGTTTATGATTCGGGCCTCGGCACTTCTTCAATGGTCCTTACAGGACAAGGCCAAATCTCGCTCGGGGATTTCATGACCGAGCCAACCCTGGCGATCGACACCATGACCACCAATTTCACGAGCAACATAATCCCGATGGCCGTCGCTGGCTTCGGGACGTCTGTTGCGTTCCGCGTCGGAAGACGCCTATTACG